GTCGATTTCTATGGGTCTTTCAGAAGTAAGAGGTCCGTCCCGTCCCGGTCCAGGTGGCTGTTGTATACGGCGAGACAACAGCCTGTGAATCCAGCGAGCGATGGTCGGACGTCCACTAGACTCAGGAGACAAAACCTGATCCAAAGATGTAGGTGAGCTATCGGCCGCCTCTACGGACAGATCGTCGCCGTTAGGAGAGGGGTCGATATCAGCCGATTGATCAGGGCTCCCATCGTCACGTTCTGAGACACTGCCAATGAGTCCGAGCACGCTATGTAGGGTGCCGGCGTCATCGGGCAGCGTAACAACTCGCATCTCTGCTTGGGAGGTGGATGTTGAATCAAAGGAACGCTCCAGTCGTAAGAGCCTAGTCTCAGACTGGCGTGAGGTCTCAGGGAAAGAAGTTGCCTGAGAGAGCTCAACAGCCTGATTCATCACAGCTTCCCATTGGTCAGTGTACGGAAGGTTCAAGTCCAGAACGATGTTACCGTTTAAGGTATGCATCTCTTTGTTGTGCCTATCCGCATCTGCCTTAAGCACTTTAGCTCCGCTACCGGGGAGCCGTGCGACTAGATCTTGGTAGTTAGGTGGAAGCTTCTCACGTATGAGGCGCTCTATCGCACAAACGGAGCAACAACCCCTGTCGCGCAAGTCGGCTGCGATTTTCGCAGAGCTGAACAAGCGAAAGACCTGTTCAGCCAAACTGGCTGCGGGAGCATGGGCGGGGGCATCCGTCAAGTGGCGATGTTCGTCCTTTCCGGTCGAATCTTCCACATAGTCTTCTTTTAAGGCTGAGAAGTAACCTACTAAATCGCGGAGTACTCGAGAGTCAGAAGCATGTCTTTTCTCGAGTTTTTCCAGTTTCCGCAGACATCGCGCCACAGCACCATACCAGGGCCGGTTGCCACGGGACACCGTAGCGAAGAAACAGCGCGTACGCTTATCATCGCGCCAGATCTCCCGGGCCACCGCCATGGCACGGACGGCCATGTGGGACGTCTTGGATCTCGTGAAACTCTTTTTGGTTATCCCATCGGGTCCCTTTTCACTGGTGACCTTCTGTGATACCCTATCCGGTGGTGGTGGTCGGGATATAAATTCTAGGCACCATTTCTCTGTAGGTTCGGGAACCCTGCGGTTAGCCAAGGATCCCACCTCACAGTTGGCGGCTAGTAACGCCCATCTGGCAGCTCGCAGACCTAGAGCCTCACTATCCTCACGAGGCGGCAGCGCGCTGTCCGCCTCCGCGGCTACGAGGTCATCTATGTGTGCATCTACCTGGGCTGTATACTCATCTACACGTGCCTGGTTCCACTCAAGGCTGTCATGAGTATCATCTAGAGATACGTGGGCGTCCATTTCCGGACACAAGTGTGCACCGTCAACTTCGTCAGCGACCAGAGTAGCAACTGCATGTATCGGGCCGGTGACA